GTGCCTTGTGGCACCAGTTACTGGAGGATTCCCCCAGGAAAACCATACCCAGTTGTTTCTAGCCAGCCACAGGAGATGCGTTCCTGCAGAGTCCATTAGAGATCTCGTTTGCAAAACCCTTACTCCAAAAAGGCTACCGCCATCCCGAACGTTTGGACGATGTGCGAAATTTTGCAGTCCATTAAACACTTGACTTGCAGTGCCATTCCATCCTGCCGCGCGTAACTGCTGGTCTATCCACGTTAACCATAACATCCGCCGTACCGAATAATCGTTAGGGTTTGAGTGGTTAGTGCATGGACTACGATGCGATTCAGCAAGATTAGCATGCTGAGTATGTCTAAGTGTTTGTGGACAGACAGTCGAGATCTGGTGATGCGCCGCAGCCCAGCGGAACTCCCTTAAAGCTCGCTCATTAAAATAACCCCCGACTTGCCACCCTCGATATTCATCATGGACATCACCATGAAGTAGCACTTCCTCCCAAAAACAATCTCCTGTCGTGGGGACGTTTGGCGGTACGCTTGTCCCAGGGAACCAAAACAAGCATCCTGTGAAAAGCCTTCCGGTTACGTTCCCATCGCCCAGATGGTATTCGTTGCCAGAACGAACGTTTTGCGAATCCGCGACATGATAAACCTGCAACGGATGATTTATCCCACAACCCATATTTCTATTCCCCTCCTCCATTGTTTTCCGTTGGTAGTTCTCGTTGTGGTAGTTCACCTAAAAACTCGAACTTCTCACACAACACTGTTTCGGTATCGCTATAATTATCAAAACCATTAACTGGAATTTTATTGCAGCTACAATTTTCGTGAACTTGTTTTTCTTCCATTCTTTTTTAGCCTCCCATTTTTAATAAATTTTTTAGCTCCACAACAAAAAGGGACTGTTTTTTAATTACATCATTCAAACCACCTCCTCCTGGCACTTAAAAACAAGCGGGTCTTGTAGCCCTAACGCCCACCAAGCCACCCCCTTTAGTCCCCAGCGATGCTTCGCCAGGTTTTTGAGTATATCGAAATGCTCCGCATCAGAATAATGCGCCAGGCTAAAACCCAGTGCATCCCCCAGGTAGAGGTTCGTCACCCAGGGACCGCGGTCGCGGAGCCTGACCGTCACTGGACGGTTATCCTCAAATGCCGCAAATGCAGGCGTATGCACATAGTCAAAATCAAGAGGGATACTCTCTGTCCGAGTATCCCTCTCTTCGTTCGGTCCGGCATATTCAAAATACCCCCAAGGCTCAAGCCATGTCACGCCGGTGCGCGTTATGCGCCCGAGCGTAGCCACTTGGCCGTCTGGCAGCACCACATCGATCGCCTCCTGCGGCACATATACATACGGGCTGCCCGCGTCCAGCAGGCTACACTCACAGGCCGCGCCGCTGGTACGCAAACCAAAGCCGCCGGTAGCCGGGAGAGCTGCTGTTACATTAAACACCCGAGTCGTTCCTACCCAGCACTGCAGTTCACTCCCCCGTGTCCTTACCCGCAGAGTGTACCAAGTATTTAGGCTCACGCTTTGCGCTACGTCCGGCTGCATTTTTGTCCATGTTCCGCCTTGTCTTTGCCACAGCTCCGCCGTCTGCGTACTGCGCCGCAGCAGGAACAGTAAGAGGTCGTCAAATCCCGCCGCCTTAAACACCAAGCCCATGGTGCCGCTCCCCGCCGTCATGCGCAGCCTGGCTCGGATGTTCAAGTCTCCAAAGGCGCGATAGGTCAGGTGGGCCTGAGCATCCGGCGCCGCAGCATCAGACTGGATAAGCACTCGTCTTCTCGGGTCTGTGTCAATGCTCCACATCCCGCCCCGTCGGCTATAAAACGCCAGTGTATCGTCCCTGAAGTCGTCATACCAGACCCAGGCGTGTTCCGGTTCGTGGCGCAGCACCTCCGGTGTCAAGATGAAGTTAGCCGGCAACACCCAATTGCCGTTAAGATCTTTAAAGCGGCGTGGCATCAGGGTAAACGCTCCGCCCCCACCGTCCATGCTCATACTAAACCCGCTGCAAACGCGAAAGCCCCAAAACTGTGTACCATACTGACTGCCGCTGCCGTGGACTTCAAGCACGTTTTCCCCCGCCGGCAAACTATGAGCCCCCAAAAACAGCCAGTGAATACGCCTATGCAGTGGATACCAGTCAGGGAACATTCCAACCTGCAAACCGCTGCCATTCAGACGTACTTGGAGAAGCTGCATGCTCCACCACGGAGCATTAACTCTTACTACCAACTGGTACGTCCCCGCAACCGCTGCGTTGAATCTGAATACCGCCAGCCCGTCATCTTCCCAGGTTGACGGCGTATTAGGCGGTGAACCAGGCGGCGGCGGAAGCAACTGTGGAGCTCTCGGTGAAATCCAGCCTGCTCCGACGGTCATAGCACCGCTGACTTCATTAAAGCTGTCTCCTGGACGATCAACAAACAACCCCTGGAAATCATACACAGGAGATTTCTCATACGTCACAAGGTAATTGCGCCTGACATTCCCAACTGCTCCGGAAACTCGCTGCGCAGGCGATGTTACGCTTGTAGCATCCGCGCCTTCCAGGCAGTCGTAGACATGCAACATCAGATATGGACTCTGGCTCTCGTGATCGTGATAGCCGGCAAACGGGATGCGCGGCTGCTGCTCGTGAAAAGTAAACTCCCCCTGCTGCCAGCCTAGCATGGCCAAAAACGTCCCGCTGCTCCCCCGGTAACCTGTTGGCTTCCGGTCAATACGCCAGTTAAAGCCAAAGCCTACAATGCCGAAATGAATCTTTTCCCGGGGAATGCGCGTCACGGCATAATCATACACCTGCTCCAGCCACCACATCGGGCTAATGGGTCCGGGAGCGCTGCCCGCCCAGGCAAAGGCGTAGCTCATGATCACGCAAGAGTCAAAGTAAGGCTCCATCCGGCGATAATCGCACCAGCGCTCCCACCAGGGCACACCGTCCCCGGTCATGGGAGGCAAGTCCCAATGCACATAGCGCTGGGACGGGCGGCTCTTGATGCTCTCGTAGATCCTCTTCGCCAGGGCCACCACACCGTCCGGGTTGTCGTTCGGACCGACTTCAAGGTCAATGTCCACGCCGGCGGCAAAAGGGTACATATCCAAAATGCGGTGCAGCTCGCTGATGAACATGTCCTGCGCTCCGCCGGTGTTGTCTACGATGGCCTTGAACCTGGACAATATCCCGTCGTTTCTGACCGTCAGCAGGTGAACAACGTGCGGCCACCGTGCTACTCTCTCCAAATCTGCGGCAGGAATGCTGCCGGTAATCCTGCCGGTGTTGTCAGGCACCAGAAAATCAAACAGCCCCATGTGTGTCAGCCGGTCGCCGTAATCCCACCATTCCTGCCGTGCTCTAACGGTTTTAAGAAAAGACCAGGTCATGAAGCCCCGGCCTTCTTGCCTCAATCCGCTCATAGCCTTCTCCCCCCGCTGGCCAGCTCCCATTCCTGGATTTCGACCAAGAGCCTGGCCGCCGGCTGCGGCCTGATGGTCGCCCCTTCAGTCATCAGGTCAACGTTGAAGCGCGAGTTACCCGCGGCGCACTGGTGGTAGAAGCCGGTATAATATCCGGTCGGAGTACCATTATGGGCGACACGCCTTCTACTGGCCAGAAACTCAAACACATCTCCGGCGGCCAAGGCGTTGCCATAAGCAAACTGCCGTGTCCTGTAGAAGTGTGAAAACCGCATCCCTGCCGGGATAGCGGTCTTCGCCCACACGGTAAAGTCAATTGCCGTTGTCACCACAGGTGTGCCGAGCACCACACTCCAGTACTTGCCCCGGTTCGGGATAATCAATGTTTGCCTTCCCCGGACCAGGGCGTTGAAGTGTTTAGGCACCGCCGGCAACCCATCTTCCCGCAGCTTGCGCAACATTTCCCGCGTAGCCGGCAGATGTCCGGACAATTGCGCCCCTTCCTGGAGCATCATATCCGTCAGAGCTACAGTACCCGTGGAATTTTGCACCGTCGCCCTAATATCGACTCGTGCAACTTTCTTAGTTTTTTCCTGCGGTTCAATAACCTTAAACAATCTTTTCATCGCTACTGCTCAAACGAGAATCTGATTTCCGATGTATGCCCGCTCCAGATCGTGGCAAGCCAGCCGCCTTGAAACATAATATCCGTCATATTGACTGCGCCGGCTGCGTCCTCCATGCAGAGCCGCACGGCAATCTTAGAAACTGTCTTCATGGTTGGTATTATCAAAACTGCAGATTGCCAAGACATTCACAAATCCCCCTCAAACCAAAGAAACAAAATGCGTCTCGCTGGTACCGTCGGTGTAATGCACCACCACCTCCACGCCTACCCGGCCCTGCGCTCCCAGTATCACGTTCTCCAGCAGTGCCCGCAGGCTGATGACGTAGTTCTCCCGGTGCGCCGGCCAGGTTGTCTGCAACAGGGTTTTTGATACTCCCAGCTGCCCGACAGCCCGGAAGGAAGCAGGTCCGGAAAAACCCCTCGTATTATCGATTGCCCAACCATCGTTTACCCAGTGAGCGAACCCGTCATCCGCTCTGGAATTAAGCAGATGATTGAACACCATTAGTTGGGCGATATCCTTAGCGCTTACGGTATCTGCCGCTTCAAATCGCGCCACATTCCGCTGTATTTCTCGAAGCGAAGCAGATAAATCCTGCCGTACTGTTGACAGCTCAATCTCACTGTTCCACGGTTCCTCGACGCTGTAGCGCATCCGGACGACACGGGTCTTAATATCGATCAAAGCATCCTCGTCATAAACAGTCACCACATCGCCAAGGCGAATGCGTTCATCCTCGTGCCCCGGTAGCGCGGATAAGTCCACAATCCCGCAAATATAGCTTACCTGTGGCGTATTCATGGTGGCAAAGACAGCCTGAGCATATTCTTTTAATTGCTGCGGGTCTGTAAACTCTTCCGCCGTCAAAACGGCAGATGGCGGCGGATCATAAGGACTTGGCACTTCAAGATACGGGATGCCGTTATTGACCACGGCAATGGTCAGCCCCTGGTGCCCACGCGGGTACAGCCTGTATACCGTTTCGACCATACTTGTTTCCGATTCAGCTTTGCGCAAGTTCTTCCCCCGCAGGAAAAACACGCCGGTATCCGTGCCGCCGCCAGGGACGACGGAAACCGTGCGGACCGCGGTATCCCAGACTATCTCGGCGTTAAATACCCGCTCCATCTCCCGCAACGCTTCCAGACGGTTGCAACCGCCTCCCCAGTGAAGATTGCGGTGTTTTGTCACTGCCACTGAACCAATTGCCCACCCGGACCCTGGAAGAAGCCAACTTAATATCTCCGGCACCGATGCCCCCAGCCACTCCTGCGCCGGCAGCTCCGGCATCTTGGCCAGATCATACCAAAGCACCCAAGCTTCAACTTCAACAAACCTTGCCCCCTGGTCGTCTTCCCGGTTTCCCAGAATCATAACCCGGTATATCTTCCCGGCAAGGTCAAGAAGCGTACCAGTGGCTAGCTCTGCCGGAACCGGGTGAGGAAGCCTGAACATCAGCCTGTCCTCTCCAACCAAGGTTTCATGGACAAGTATCTCGTGAGCTTGGTGCAACAAAACTAACGGGCGCAACCGGCTGTCCACCACTATAGGCAGCGCGTGCCCCAGATGGGTGTACCATGCCGGCGCTTGCCACGGTAGCGGCAGGATATTATAGCGTTCACCAGCATTGTAACGTCTGCCTGTGTTGTACATCTTACGCTCTCCTTAGAAACACTGCCGGCCTCCCGGAGGTTATGAACGCTGCGCCAGTGGGGAATACAGCAGGCAGAGTCCCATATGCCTGCGTAACCCTATAGCCTGTAATCATCGCAGTACCTAAATCCGTACTGCCGAGAGGTATCATAGCGTAATGAAAAAGGCTTCGTAGTGTAGGTGTGGCGTTGTGTATCCTGGCTAACCAATACAGCCCAGGGATGAGGCTTAGAGAAATGCTCAACCACCTAATGCCAGTTGCGCCCGTATCAACTTCACCAGCATCGACAATCAGGGAGCTGGGGTACACTGTTCCATCATCAGCAAAGACACCTAGCCTAGCGTTCCCAGCTGCCGCCGTTGTCACGTTGATGGCTATACGGTCAAACGTCTGTGCAACAGGGACATAGAAAGGTAGCATGTCGAGCGCGTTTGCCGCCACAGCTGCCGTAGCCATGTCTGCCGCGTTAATCCCTGCGTGGTACTGCCCCGCTCTGCGATAACGCATGTAATCAAGCGCATCAAATCGTTGCTTGTCCCCTGCGGACATAAAACCCGCAATCTCAGTTGTAGCAGCCGGATGCGCAACTCCACCCGCTCCCGCATGTCCCGACAAAGGAGATTCGGCTCGCATATGCGTAAAATCGGCTGTGATCACTGCATCCGCCGCTTGTTGTTGATGGAACACGACTCCGCCTTGGGCTGCATAAAGCACATATTCATTAACCGGCACAACAACAGCATTCCGCCTAATCACCGGCGCAGGAGTCTCCAGCCAATTCCGTATCGTCCCCTCGTATATGCGGCGATGCAGAGCGGGTTCTTCTTGGTCAGAAACTGGCTGCATCGCATGATTAACAGCGCTTGCCGTCTGCATATCCAAGACTGCTTCCATCTTGTTCACCGCGTCTTGCAGTCCGGAGATGTCGGCCCCGTATATCTCACGACTGGCTACCTTTTTGAATGGTGTTATTGGCATAAGTCTTTATCCCCCCTAAATCCACCGGTTGCGGCAGTGGACTTCAAGCCTTGACCACGTTGCCCCGCCCGCAAGTGTTATCGTTATACTGTTGTTGCCAGGCGCAAGCTGCGGAAATACTGGTTTGTCCAATAGATGCAAAACTCGTGTTCTCTGCTGACCAGCCACCCTGAATGCAGCCTTGTCCCGGCAGTCGATTTCCAGCCAATCCCCGGTTGCCAGTGCGCCACGGTATGTTACTGATTGCGTTCCGATTGCTATACTTATCTGCTGTCCACCTGCTCCGGTCGACACCCCCTGCAGCCGTAGCAACGGATCGGCCGGAGCGGTGCCACGCTGATTATGCTGGTGTGGCGATGCGGTTATCGTCACCACGTCAGGGGTGACGTCGTAGGCGAACGGGTCAGGGCACAAAAAAGATAATGTACCCTCGCCCTCGGCGATCAACTGTTCTAAATTAGTTTCGCCGGATAATACTGCACTGTAATACTTATCACTCTCGTCAGTGAAGATGAGATTGCGCGGGCTCCCGGGGTTCAGCCATGCGGCCAAAGCGCGTACTCTCTCTCGCAAAAGCCCGTGGCTCGCCTCAGCCAGAACCACATCCACACGAATAGTTCGCTCATCAAAAACATGGTCAAAATACATGATACCGTGTCGGCCACTCAGCTTAATCGTGCGGGGTCGCGCCGGAGGCAGAATATCCCGGTGGATATTTCTAACCAAAGCTATACCTTTGACAGCGCCAGCCTGACCATCGTATATAAAGTCAACATAAACACTCACGCGTTACCTCCCCCCTCGCGCCCTGCTACCGGCTTGGATGTGGCGGTGTAACTGGCGACTGACGTTCTCAATGTCGGCATCCGAACGGACAACCATGTTTTGAACAACTACCAGAGGGCCGGTTATGTTCATGATGGTGCCCGCTCCTGTGGGCGATGCCCCGGCCATAGCAAGCTGCGGGGTAGGTAAAGCCGGTACGCCCGGCAACTGCACATCTCCAATATTCTCAAGTTTGGCGTATTCTCTCTGTATCGCGGCAACACCGGCCATAACCTGCTCCACCAACGACGGAGAGGACCGGGCAAATGGGTTAAGGCGGTTGAGTGCGCCCCTCACTGTATCGACCGCCCCACTTATGCGCCCCACCGCCCCAGTTATGCCGCTGATCAGACTACTTATCATATCACCGCCAAGAGATAGAAGCCGCGCCGGGAGGCCTGCCAAGGTATTAACTATCGTGTTCCAGATGTTTCGGGCTACCTCACCTATTCTAGCGATAATCGTGGCCCTCCACTCCGCGATTCTATCCACCATCGAAGACAATATCTGCTGGAATCTTTCTGGGAGCCCCTGGAGGAAGGTGAGGACACCTGCTATCCGCTCCCGGAGCCACTCCCAGGCCCCAGCCATCCACTTACTTACTTGGTCCCAGTTCTTCCAAAGATATATAAGCGCAGCTATAAGAGCCATGACTCCCGCAACAACCCACACGATAGGATTTGCCAACAAAGCTGCTGTGAATTTCCATGCCGCCGCCGTAGAAGCTTTTATTGACGGAACGAGGGTCTTTAATGTAACCCCGGCAAGAAGCTCCTTCGCCTTCATTACCCCACCAAGGACCGGCCCTAGCGACATCATCAGCGGTGACAGATTCCCCACGATTCCAATTAAGTCCCCGTATTGATAAGTCAGTTCACTGGCAGCGTGTTGAAGATGCTGCATAAGAGTATAGCTTTGGGCATGGATAGCCGCGTTCTCCTCAATAACCCCGGAGCTTGCCGCCACCTTAGCCCGGTATGCGTCAAACTGCTCAGCAGTGATTCCGAGAGTTTCAAACAGCTTGCCCATATCCCCTTCGGCGGCCTGAATCGCTTGAGATAGCTCAGTTCTCGCAACGCGCCCGGTCAGTCCCATTTCACGCTCCAGGATACCAAGCACGGCGGCAGTATCATCTACAGTCATGCCCATGTTATTAAGGTCGGGACCAACGCGCTGTAGCATCTGGAGGAACTCCCCAACCGTGCCGGTAGTCTCACGCTGCACAAAACCCAGCGCAGCAAGAGCCTCGCTTTCTTCACCAGCAGCAATCCCCATCACCCGCAGGGCCGTGCCACCGTCCGCAAGTGTCGTTATCGCCTCGCCCGTGGCGTCGGCTACCAAATCCCAGAACTGCGTGAACCGTTCCAGCCCTTCGGCGGACTTGATGCCCTGCTGCCGGCCAATCTCCATCGTTGCCACGGCATCATCTATCCCTAAAGTAACGTTGGCAAGGCCCAGCGCAAGTGAGCGCGTCTCCTTTTCCGTCATACCCAGTGAGGCCGCAAGTTTGCGGGTCTGCTCAGTCAGAGGTGCTTGGGCACGTGCCAGAGCTTCAATACCTGCACCTGCGGCTGCAGAGGCCACGCCAACGGCCTTCCAGTTCTTCTCAAGCCACGTACCTGCTTCAGCGCCTTTTTTACCAATGTTTTCAATAACCTGAGACGCCTGGTCAGTAGCCTTGATGATGATACTCATAACGCTCATTTGCCTCACCTGCCCTTCTGCTGCAAGCGGTTTTGCAATCGACTTTGCAGAGCCTGCTTCTCATCTTTCCCCTCAGTCCGCGTCCCTGCGCCTTGAAAGCGGCTCATCACCTCGGGAATTGCAACCAATAAGAATATCCTCTGCAGCGGTGTCAGGTCAGCTTGCGTTTTCGCCAGCGGGCACCCCGTCAGATGCAGTTGTGCTATCTGTTGTCCCTCGTTCGTCAGCGCGAAACGACTTGGCCCATTCCGCGGCCTCCTTGCTTACCCCCGTTATCGCGTAGACCTTAGCGGCGATTTTTCTGACTACGCCCGGCGGTTCCATACGCTTAACATCATCCACCGTCCATGTTTCTCCTTTTATGCGGGTGTCAGATAACGAATATGCGACTGCCAGACAATCCGCTTCATACTCCTGCTCCGCAGCGATCTTGGTATCCACTTCTATCCTCAGATTGCCCCCGGTCGCTTTCCTGTCCACATTACCTTCTTCGTCCATGACAGGGTTGCCGGTAAGTTTCCCTCCGGCAGATTTAACAGCCTTAATTTGCGCCCACTGGCCGTCCGTGAGAGGTCTAAGGATAACTTCCCCACCCAATTCTTCTACGTAAAAAGCAATTTCCCGCCGCCGGCCTGACAGGATGTCTACCTTGCTCAGCCGCTTTATTTCTTCCACAACAATACCATCCCCTCATCATTAAGTCGTGAGATTCCCCTGGCCATTGGTCACAGTAGTCAGAATTTCAGTATTAACTTGCGGTCCGCCGGCCATCAAAGGCACGGTGGCAAGGAACGCCCGCCCCTCTACACTCTGTGTGATTTCGCCACGCCCCGCCGGCTGCTGCTGAACGCTGCTATACGCCACCCTCGGCAGCTCGATAATCATGTCCCCATGCGCACCGCTGTCGAAGTTAAGAGTAATCGGAAACTCCTCAGACCCGCCCAGGACCGGCCCTGTAGCGCCGCCCCAATATCGCTGAAGCTCAACCGTGTTCTCATACCAAAGATCCATACTCAACGTAACGTCTAAGTTCTGTGCCGGTATGCGGTATGGATGCCTGCTGCCCAGTCCCCTTCCCGCCTCCACGGACAGGTTGTTGCCAATAGACAAAGTTAAAGACTTGACGTCTGCGCTCCGGTCCGTGCCAGCGATGGACGCTTTGACCTCGTGAAAGACAAGCGGGTACTCCGCAGGCAAGATTATACTCTCCCTGCTCGCGATAGCAGTCCTCGCGTCCCTAGCCGCGATGACATCAGTTGTGGCCATGCAATACTCGCCCTCGACCGTGATCTCCAGGGAGTTAATCACGCACCCGGAGAACACATGCTCAAAGTGGTCTTTGCCCAGCCTGGCCGTAAAGCTCGGCATCACGTTGCCGGAACTGCTCCAGATTTCATGCGTGTTTAGCGGTGTCCCCGCAGTAAACCTGTAGCCGCCTAATGCACACCGCAGCAGGAAAGCTATAGTCCTGATGTCAAAGGCATAGACGATATTGCCGGTTGGAGCATAAAATCCCGGGCGATGCATACGCACTCCCCGGGTTAATCCGCCCTCGTAGATTATCTGTGTATCCGCCGGAGCGTCCAGCGATGCGCTCGCGATGTCTACGAAGAACGTTGCCGGAGGAGGAACTGCCGGATTGAAGACGGTCTCCCTTGCCAGACCTAAATATCTTAATACTGCCATCTCTTAACCTCCTTCCCTGATTCTAAATGTCACCTGGAGCACCGCCACTGCCGAATAGAGGTTCCCTTCCCGGTGCCACGGCCCACCAGGCTCAAACCGCCCGCTACGGGTATCCTGCACTACCTGGCGCAAACCTAAGGTGCGCTCCTTCAGCACAACCGACCTTGCCCTGGCCGCCAGGGAGCTCGCCATCCGGTATCCTTCTTCCGGGTCCTCAGACTTCACGATAGCCGCCAGCACTACGGGCAAGGACCAGCTCTCTTGGATGGTCGTTGGATTGTGTTCCGGGTTCACCATCTCCGCAAAAACCCATACCGCCGGGACATCTGGTCTGGGCCTAGCCCGATCCCCTCGCACTACCGCCCTGACCCCCTCCAGCAGGCCTCCGCCGCCGCAGGCCGCTATAAGCATGTTTGTAATCGAGTCAATGATAGCCTCAAAGGCTTCGTCTAACCTCATGATGTCTCTCCCCACCCCGTTTCCCGTATAGCCCGCTGGATAAATTGTTGGACTACCTGGCTTGTCATCTCTATCGCTTGACTGGCAAAGGGTCTCCCCGGCATGCCCTTGACCCAGGCGAATATCGGCGTCATCCCCCGCTCCTCAGCCCATCGCCTAAAGCTCCCGCCTTGGCCTGGCGGTACGTCTCCTTTGAAGACCATGGTTTTACCAGTCTTCTTCCAGTGGAACTTAAGCGCCTTTGCTGTAACCGGAACAATCGGATGTCCCGTAGGGCCGTAAATCCCGGTGCCTTCATGGACATATAACGCATAGTGGACGTTGGTGAATATCCTCCAGCTTAGATCGTCCACCTGTTCTATTTCGAAGCTGCCGGCCAATCGCCCAGTATCAGTTGGTGCCAACCTCCGGATGTTGCCCCAGACGTCAGCAGCCGTATACTTCATCGCACGGGAGAGGGAGTCTTTCGCGTGCTTAAGTATCCTGTCGAGGGCCTCCTGGTTGATCGTGATGCTGACACCAAATTCCGCTTTATCCAACGCGAATTCCTCCCCCTTATTGCGGGATCACCACAGACATACGGAAACCCGGCTTGCGTGGATACTTCGCCAGGTCCTGCTTTATGGCCCGCGTGAAGATCTGGTCCTCGACCATACGGATGGTAAAATCATCTATCTTGACCACGGGTGTCTCCCGGCGCAGGACCGCCAAGGCCAGCATGTTAGCGACAATTCGCTTTGCAATGTTATGGATACCAGGAGGGATTAGTGCTCGCACTCCTTGAACCACTTCTTGGTGATAATCCCGGTTCCTGTCCTGATCAATTAGGTCCTTTGCCTCTACCAGCCAAGCACGGACTAAATCTTCAAGCTGCGCCGGCGTAGTAAACCCAAAGTCCTGTGGTCTGGAGCCGGTAAATCTGATGACATCTTCCGGGGTGCTGTAGTGGAGCATCAGGGATCACTCCTTATTCCCCTTCTTGGGCTTCGGCGTTGTTTTATTTTCGGCCACGTCGTCAGTTGTAACTTCGGTTGCATCTGCTGTGGTGACTTCTACTGCGTCCGCTGCGTTAACTTCTGCTACATCCTCGCCATCACCATCACCGGGAGCGGTTGTGTGAATCACAAGCCCCCTGCAGGCACGTATCTCCGCAAGGCCGTACGCCGACACGCTCGCCGTCCGAGTGCTTTTGGGCAGGAATATCTTCCCGCCACGCCCGATCTTGTTGTCAGTCGTGTTCTCTACCTTGACGGTGAATAACTCTCCGGTCATTTTTTTGGCCTCCTTTCCAAAAAAGTCAGATAGGACGATCAGATACTAGACCGTCCTATCTACTCAACCCCAGTATTCACCTCTAGCTAGGTCGATGAAGGCCACAACATTGGCGTTTTCGTCCTCGAAGTGACTATCGGCCTCCAGAGTCAGAACGAACTCCGTCATCCGGCCCTTAGCATGACGCTCCGGCTCCACAGTGACCTCGTGGAAGATACCCCAGGCCAAGTTGTCGGGATGTGACAACATAGCCACCCGACCGGGGAAGCGGTTCGTGACATTGACTCCACGCGCCCTGCCAATAAGCGGAGCGTAGGTCACAGGAATGCCCTTGAACCGCAGATCCCTAGCCTCGATCTGTGCAGCATCTCCCAGCTCTGTCCCGCGCTTGCGGAGCAGATTGCGGTAGGCGTCCTCCACATCGAAGTCCACGTAGTACCGCCACTCTGCGCGATTCTGTAGATACTGCTTGGGCAATGCCATCAGCATCGCTTGGAACATGTTCTCCGGCCAGTCCGTTGCCGCAGGGTCAAAGTCCCTGGGGACGGGGGGCGGTCCCGCCGTCGGCTGACCGAACACGCGGTTGACGGAGAGTCTTACCCACCCGTCGGTCAGGGATAGCACATCATCATTGGCGTGTGTAATCCCCGTATCCGCCAGCATTGCGTACTCTTCCATGTCCCGGCCTGCGGCCTCACCGAACAGATCCACCAGCGTATTCTCGAACCCGGCACGCTCAATGTTGCGGCGCAGGGCAGTGTCCTTAATGGCGCACACGGCCTGCAGCTCCCTCGCCACCATGATATTAGTATCGAACTGCGGCTTGGCATACTCCGCCTCGGCCAGCACACGGTCTTGCTGCACGCCGGCCACCACCGCACCGCCGGACTTTAGTATCCGGCCGACGAATCCGACGCGGTCGACATGTGTGGTTTGGCTGTCCATGCGGATGAACCGCGCCTCGTTGATGATGGATGTCCTGTGCTGCATCGCCCGAACAAACCTGTCAAACTGCTCCGGCACCAGCACCGACTTACCGAAGTCGGTAACGGTGATGGTCTTTAGCGCGTTGTCCAGACGCGCCAGTATCTCAGCGTTGCTCAAAGTCATTATTCTCTGCCTCCTTTGCGTTTGCGACCGTATAGATCGCGCCCTGTGTCTTCGTTTTGCTTGCCTGTGCCATCATCCCCGTCCTGGCCTTTGAGCGCCTTGGACATGCCTCCGGTTCTCGCACTCTCCAACTTCTCCAACCGCTTCAGGATCTCTGACGCCAGTAGCTCCGGGTCAGCGCCCTTCTCCTCAGGTTTCTTCTCTCCCTGTTTTTCCGGCTCCTGTCCTGCACTCTCCAACTTGCCCAGACGCTCACTGATGTCTTTCAGCGCCTCCGGCATCGCCGTTTTGAATGTCTCCAAAATTAAATCTCTGAGCTTTTGCTCGTCCAACTCCTGCACCTCCTCAGCTTTTTTGCCAAATGTGTTTCGCTCCTTACGCTCTGCCTCTGCTTCCTCCATCAATGCCTTCATGGTGTCGAAGATGAGCTTCATCTTCTGATACGTTGTGTCGGAATAGCGGCGGCCCGCCTTTTCAGCTTCTTTGTTGCTCACACCCGATACCACCTCCATTATTCGATTAAACCAAGGGATCTTGCTCCCTTCTGCTCCTGCTCCCGCACTCATCGCAGACTTTCCTTTAAGGGCAAACCATTTTGATTTAGGAACCGCCGGCGTGTCCACCACTGACACAAACGGTGCCACCCAGTCCGGCCCCAGGTCTTTGAGTAATGTCTTCTTCAGACTTGCATCAATGTCCACTTTGTCGTTCTTCATAGCCCCGATCAGGTTTTTTAGGGCCGTCCTGCGGATGCCCATGACACTGTAGCCGGTAAGCGTACCGTTCATGACCCCCTTCCAGGTTTGCTCATCCAGCCGGCTGCCAAGAATCCAAGTCCCTTTGGGCAGGATCAGGTCCTGGCCACCTACCTTTACGGTCCGCTCGGAATACGTGGTGTAGCTCTGCACCGGAACCGCCACGTTGTTCAGACTGTGCAGCAGGTCGATATTTGCGTAGTCCGCCAGCCACTGGTTAGCAACACGCTCGACTTCCTCCTCCGACAGGATCTTTTCGCCCTTTTCAAAGTCCAGGTCCGGCTCTCCCGGCACCAGAACCGCCGCAAATGCAATTCGCTCCGGCTCGTTTTTAAATATAATCGGCCCAGTCAACTCCACCCCGCGGCGTGCTGCCAAAATATCTGCCGCCTCCTTTGCGGAAATATCCGGCTTTACCTCCATGAGCCTCTTGAGGATATAGTAGCTCTCCACAGGCACAGGGGTTCCCAACAGCACTTCATCGTTCACAAGAGTGTAAGGAATTTCAAAGAATGCATCGGTATCATAATCCTTCGCAATCACTGCATCCTCAAACGTCCACACAACACTCATATCCGGCCCTTCCGCCGGGGGCTCCATCCGCCAATCCCGCCCATAGGTATCACGCACTGCTTCACTAATTTTCCTTAATGTGTACTCAATCGCGTCTGTTTCCTTCCTGCTCACACGCACACCTCCTTTCAAACTTTTCTCTCCCGGCCACTGCCGCTCCCGGCCTGGCAATGTAGCCATGCAAAACGCTTCGAAATTATTGATACCTCCTCTTATCGCACGTTGTATAAAAAAAGAAGCTTAGATTGCTCTAAACTTCTTTTTTAGCCTGTTTTTTTGCTTGTTTTTATCCACGCCAAGCGGGAAAAATTTATTTCATTTTTCTCCTTTTGTCCAGTAAATGTCCTGTAAAATCAGGGATTCGTCAAAGTCAGAGATGACAGGTACAAACACCTATAACCCCATATACTTCAATGCTTTCT